CGCAGGGCCTTTCCCGACAGATTGCTCAACGATTTCAGCGTATCGAGTGAGATATTCGGGGTGAACGACTTGGAAAGGATATGATTCTGCAACCATTCGATTTCCTGCTTCTTGCTTTCCGGCGCACTATCCCATGTCAGGTACTTCGCCGCCTTGTCCACGCCCTCGGAATCGTTCGTTACGAGCAGTTTCGCCGCCTCTTTCTTCTCCGGCAGGTTCTTGATGAGGTCGGCGGCCATGATAGCGATAGGATCGGCGAAATAGTCGTTTGTATCGGCAGAGCGCGATCCGATCAATTCCTCACGATGGATAAGCGGCTCGACGCCTTTCCACTCTTTGTCCTGCTGGAAGAGGATGATCGGAATCTTGCCTATGAAATTCGTCTCCTCGACGACCTCCCATCCGATGCTCTTCCGCGTGCAGCGGTAGATGATGTTCGGGGTGTAGATGTCGAAGTGATAGACGAGGCTGTTTTCCTGTTCCCGTACATAGTAGCCCCATGCTACGGAAATCAGATTCTCGTATTGATCCCAGCGCGTGTAAATCTCATCTCCCTTGCTCTTGGCGAGCACTCGAATCTGAACGTCCGGCGCGTCGTTCGCATCGCGGAAAACGCGGAAAAGCATCGCACTTTCGGTCTCTGATCCGGCGATACGCTTGCATTGGCGGAGTTTGCTGTTGAAGTGAGTGTGCTCGATGACATCCTGAAATTTTTGGAACGCCCGATCTGTCCCTGTGGATTGCTGCGTCCATTTCACCGGACGACCATAGAGGAATACGAGGGCGATTTCATTGATGTAAACCTGATAGGGGATCGGCAGCTTCCATACCGGCTCGAACCGGATGAAATTCCCCTTTTTGTCGGTGATGATCTTGTCCTCCCGCTTCATGATTTCATGGGAGGTTACTTCATACTCTTTGAGCGCGGCAATCGCCATATCCATACGGTTGCCCATGCGCTCCTTGACCGCCGAAATGTCTTTGGCGGCCAATAGTTTCTCAAACTCCTGATTTCGTCCTACAAGAGCATTGAGATAGTTGCGAAACAAATCAAATAGCATCATATCCTTAAATTATTGGTTTACATACCTAAACTCGACTTACTCAATACGTCGTAGTCTATATCGTCGTCCTCATCGTACAGGTCGTTTATCGCATATCCGAGAATATCGACGAACTCGTCGTGCGGCTGGCTCGGAAATCCGCATACTTCATCGAGAAAATCGTCGTTCCATGATCCCTCGACGATGAACACCCGCCCGCACTCCACGCGCGGCGAAACGGCCCGCAATCGCACCTCCTTATCATCGGTCGGCGTGGGCGTCCGCTTGACATTGAGGGTCGAGATTTCTTGAAGCATCTGCACCACGCTCTCGCCGTTGGCTTTCGGCTCGACATGAAGTTTGCTCTCGGAGTTGCCGTCATGCGCTGCGATGTATTGAGGCAGGAACCGCAACAGGTCGGGCATCTCTTTATACACTTTCTGCGCGTCGATCAGATAGATGTAATTCCTGATCCGGCAGGCCGCCAGTACGCCGCTGGGGTCGTTGTCTTGGCCCTTTTTCTTCTTGTTATAGGCCGTATCGAGGTAGAAGTGTATCGGCTCGTTGAAGCGCAGCGACCGGAACTCGGCAAGCGGAATCGTGCGGAACCAATCCCTTTTCACGATATTGCCGCCCTCGATGGTCGGGTGCTGCTGATACAGGGCATTGAACTCACGCGGGGCGCGGGCTTTCTGCTTCTGCAACTTGTCGATGGAGTGGCGCGACGGCCATAGTGCGTCGCCGATATGCCGTTCGCTCAATCCTCCGTCGTACTCCTGTTCGCAGATCGCGGGGATGGCGAGTACCGTCCACTCCTGCGGCTCGGCTTTGAGGATGCGTCCGGCGAGGTCGTCCTCATGCCATCGCGTCATGATGAAGAGCTGCCGCGAATTGTTGTGCAGACGGGTCGAAAGGACGGTGTTATACCAATCCCACACCCTCTGTCGGTAAGTGATGGAATTTGCCTCGTTCGCATCTTTCACCGGGTCGTCGATGATCGCAATATCGACGGGTGTACCTGTCAAAGAACCTCCTACGCCGACCGCCTTGTAAAATCCTCGATGTCCTACCATCTCGAAGAGATCGACATTCCTCAAATAACCCCGCGAATCCGTGCGGATATTCGAGCCATTGAGGTAGGTAGCGGGAAATATTGCCTGATACTCCTTGCTGTCTATCGTCCTCTGAATTGAGCGCGAAAATTGTTGCGCGAGGTCGGAGGAGTAGGAACAGCCGACAATTTTTAGGTCGGGGTTTTGTCCGAGCGCCCATGCGGGAAAATTACGGGAGATGATTTCCGATTTTCCGTGCTGCGGGGGCATGAAAACCATCAGGTTCTTGATCTTGCCCTCCAACAGCATTTGGCAATGATCCGCGATGAGCTTATGGAACCACTCTAATTCGTATTTTGGATTACTATAACCGAGGAAACGCGAAAAGGAGGTCGGAGCTTCGAGTTTCAATTTCTCGCGCTTCAACCTCATCAACTGTTCGCGTACCTCGATTGTAGATGATCTCATTATTTATCCGCCTTATCCTCAAACTTTTCAAGTCGTGCGATTTCTGCATTGATCTCATCGAGTGTCATCGGTTTTTCGTCGTCCTTTTTGAGCGTTACATCGTTGCGCTGCCTGTTCTGATAGTGTTCGGGGTCAAGGTTCGTCAGGAGGAAAATAGCGGCCCCGATATTCGGCTGCACATGGATTTTCTTCCTCTTCATCTTGAACGGGGTCGGCTGTCCGTCCGCTCCGACGCGGAACTCCTGCTCGGTTTCCTCATGCTCATACCCTTTGGCGGCTTTGGATAGCGAGATGGCGAGATCATGGGTGAGGTTCTGCTTGAAAACCTCCTTTGCCCGCTCGATGGCCTCTTTGAACTGCGGCTTGCCTTTCATCCACAGGCGGTAGGTCTTTTCGTCGATCCCCATCTCGCGGACAAACTCTTTCAGTTTCGCCCCGCCGTAGTCGATCAGGCCATGAGCGGCTACCCATGCCTCGCACTCCTCGATTTTGGCCGCATTGTATTTAGCCATTGCTGTTCAGGTCTATGAGTTTGTAAAATTCCTTGCGTAGGTCGGAGTTTAGGTTGAAGACGCCCGTAAAATGCGCTACGGACATCTTGCCGTCATTCCGCACACCTCGCATCGTCTTGCACAGGTGTTGCCCTTTCATCACGATAGCGAAGCCGAGAGCCTCGTTGTTCAGGGCCTCGGAAAGCATCTGCACGATGTCCCGCGCCAGCCGCTCCTGCAACTGCAAGCGGGCGGCGCAATAGCCGACCACGCGGGCGACTTTGCTGATGCCGAGGATGCGTCCTTTCGGGCTGGGAATGTAGGCGAAGTAATACCGGCCGAAGAACGGCAGGATATGATGCTCGCACATCGAATAGTAGTCGCCGCAGTCGAATACAATATCCGACATGCCCTCCTCATTGGCGAATGTGGTGATCTTCGGCTTCTGCTTCGGATCGTAGCCTCGGAATATCTCTTTCCACATCCGCATAATGCGGTCGGGAGTACCGATCAGGCCCTCGCGGTCGGGGTCTTCCCCGATGGCGCGGATGAGCGTTTTCAGCGCACCGATAATATCTTCTGCGTTTGGAGTGATAGCTTCCATTTCGGGTGTGATTTGATGTAGTTGATAGTTGCCGCGAGGTTTTCCGCGTTCCGTGCCTCGTCCTTGAAATCGCAGGGCTGCAAGTAGTACTCTTTGGCCTCGATGCCGTCGTATGCCGTCATATCCTGACCTTGATATACGACTTTCAGCTCGTCGATGCGTTGGAGCCGAAGCTCGGCATGAGGGCAAAAGTCGAATTTCGGCGAGCAGGTGATCCAATCGACGGGGAGATAGCATTTGATCGGGATCGTGCCGTTGGTTTCAACCTGTACGAACTTGCCCGCTCCGTTGCGTAGTCGATGGATCAGCGATTGCGTGATCTGCAACATCGGTTCTCCTCCTGTAATCACGACGTGCGAGGTCGGAAAATCGGCGATTTGCCGCATGATCTCCTCTTCGGTGAGGTCTTGGTAGGGCTGATGCTCCGTATCGCAGAAATCGCATCGGAGATTGCATCCAGCAAGGCGAATAAAGATCGCCGGAGTGCCGGTATAGCGGCCCTCGCCTTGAATCGAGTAGAAAATTTCGTTTACTCTCATAGTGCGCCCTCCTCGTCTTTGCTGGTGTCCGAGACATAGATTGCGACGTTGCCCTCGCTTTCCTGCACCGTCGCCTTGTAGCATTCGGGAATCTGCTCGACGATCCATCGGGCAATGTTCTCGGCCGTCGGATTGAACGGCAGCAGCTTGTTGAAGTTACCGTGATCGAGGTAGCCGTGAATCTTGTCCTTGATCCGCTTGAAATCGCAGACCATTCCGTCGGCATTCAGTTTTTTTGCCTTGCAGAACACCGTTACGACCCAATTATGGCCGTGTAACTGCTGGCATTGGCTTTTGTAGGAGAGGGTCAGCCGATGGCTTCCCGCGATCTCCATTCTTTTTGAAACGTAATACATTGCTATACTTCTTGATATTTGCGAGTTAAGAGGTAGAAAAACGGCGTGTCGCATAGAGCCAACCCCGCTTTGAGCAGGTATTGCCCGATGACCATGCCGAGGACGAGCATCATGCCGCCCTCCTGCATGAACCATCCGAGACCGATGCCGAATGCGATTGAGATGTAAATCGCCGTGTCGATGATCTGCGAGGTCAGGGTCGATGCGTTGTTCCATATCCACCGCCGTTTGGGATTGCCGCAGAACCGTCCTCGTATCTTGTGGAATATCCATACATCCAAGCTTTGGGAGCATAGATAGGCGACCAGCGACCCGAATACGAATACCGGCGTCTGACCGAGCAGCATCCGGTAGGCCCGTTGCATTTCCTCGTCATAGGCGGGGAGATACATCGTCAGGATAATCAGGACGAGGGCGACAAGTTGGGCTACAAAGCCCCTGATAACGGCCTTGTTCGCCTCTTTTTTGCCCCATATCTCGCCGATGACATCCGTACATAGGAAAGTCATGGCATAGGTCAAAGCCGCGCCCGGAATGAGAATCGGAACCCCGCCGATATGGATGCCGGTATCGAGAACCTTGCTCGTAACGACGTTCGCCACGATCAGGCACACGACAAACACGACATTCAGCGTGATGAGATTGGCGTCATTCCGTTTCATACTCCGTCGTATCTTCGATTCCGGCATCTCGGAGGGCTTCCTTGCGCTCGACGCATGTCCCGCACTTGCCGCAATGCTTTTCGCCGCCCTTGTAGCAGGAGTAGGTCGTGGAGTAGTCGAGACCGAGCCGTTTGCCGATGCGGGCGATGTCGGATTTGCTGATGCCTGTATAGGGCGCGTCGATCTGTACCCCGATGTAGGTGCCGTGCCGCATGGCCTCCGACATGGAATGCACGAATCCCGCGCGGCAATCGGGATAGATCGCATGGTCGCCGCCGTGATTGGCGATGAGTACCTTGCTCAACTTTCTGCTTTCGGCAAGCCCGCAGGCCACAGAAAGCATGATGCCATTGCGGAACGGCACGACGGTCGATTTCATGTTTTCGGCCTCATAATGGCCCTCCGGCACGGCGTCCGCGCCCTCCAAAAGCGAGGATTTGAAATACTGACCGATGAATGCAAGCGGGATGATGATGTGTTCGATGCCGAGCTGCTGGCAATGCCGCGCGGCGCACTCGGCCTCGCGCTTGTTGTGGTTGCTCCCATAGTCGAACGTTACGGCCAATGCGATTTCCTCGGCCTTTTCATGCAGGAGGGTGATGCTATCCATGCCTCCCGATACGATGATGACAGAATCTTTCATATCCTTGTTGCTTTTTAAGTAAGAATCGGAATTACAGGAATTTTTCGGCGTATCGGCTGAACTTGACCCACTCGTTGAAGTTGTTTACCGCGCCCTCTCTCGATTTGAGCCTGCATCCCTCTTTGCTCATCTGCTCCATCAATCCGGTGCGCGGGTTGAACTTGCAGATGTAGCCGCCGCGATTGCCGTAGAGCCATGCGGTGCTATCGACCGAATCGAACCGATACTTTTGCAGGTTGGCGACGGTGGTGTATCCCAGCCCGTGAATCTTCGCCTTGTGCTTGTGGGCGGTGTTGATGAACCACGGAAACGCCGTCTCATAGACTTTGCGGGGAATTTCTTTCGTTACGATGCCTCCGATGGCGACATAGGGGTATTCCTCGCACATCTTGACGAAATACTCCTTGCCTCGGTTCTTGTGCCATACGGGGATGGGCTTCTTGCCCGTCATCCTTTCGAGCTTGTGCCGCAACCGCTCGACCTCCGCCAGCCCGACGACGCTGTCAATATCCAACTCGAAAAAGAGTTTTACGTCGAAGCGGTTGATGAAGTCGGCATACTCCGATACATAGGCATCCCAATCACAGCCGCCCTTGTGGGAACCGGCCATGAACGTATAAGCCCCGCTATCGAGCAGGAATGACCCGAAATGCCTGACGAGAGGCATGAAATCCTCGTTCTTCCGCAGGTAGTAGTAGCTTTCGAGGACATTGATACCTGATAGGGTGCTATCCCCGTCCCCGACGAAGAAGTCCGCTCCGTAGATGGATTCCCGCATTATTTTGTCCTTGTCGCCCGCGAGAAAGCTGTTCATCGCTTCGATGACTTCTTTGCGGCTGTTGGGCGATGCACAGTAAACTTTCATAACCTTTTGCCAAAATTCGCGGAGGTTGCCTGAAATTCCTCCGGCAAGAAATATCCTCATAGCATCCTTGTTAATCTCTTTAAGAGGTATTCTATTCAAATACTCTGAAATACAGGTCGTTAAATACCCCCCCCCGAATTTTCCGAGACGTTCGCCGATCCAGCTCTCATACAAGCGGATCAGGATTATGCCCGGATAGGGATTGTTGCCTGCGAGATGGATTTTCATCACTTGATCTTGATGCCCTCGAACTCGCCCATGAGCGTTGCCTCGATACGGGATTTGATCTCCTCCTTTTGGTCGGCATACTCATCGGGAATCGAGACGGTGATCTTCTCGCCCTTGTCTTTCTCGGCCTCCTTGTCAAGCTTGTCGAAAAAGCTATCTACGTCGATCTCGCTTTCATTCATCGGCAGATCGAGGCCCCATGCGGCCAAAGCATCGGCGTCCCATTCGTTCGCCAGCATCGACCACTCCCACCGACCGAAGCCGGAGTTATCGAGAATCGTGTAGGCTTTCAGCTTTTCAATGGGGGTTTCTTTCGGGATGATGACGCACGGGGCATTCTTGTAGCCGAGGTCGAGCATGGCTCGATAGCGCATATTGCCGCCGATGATGATATACTTGCCGTTGTCGAGCGGATATACCAGCAGCATACGGTATTTCATCAGTTCGGGGTATGCCTGAATATCCTTTTTCAGAAGGTCGAGCTTCGTCTCCAATATCTCGCGGGGATTCGCGGGGAGGCCGTCGAGCTGACCCTCGTTCAGCTCCAACCGATCCAATTCCAGCGAGACGAAGTCGGCGTCGATGGCTTTCAGAGGCTTGTTCTCTTTACTCATAACTGTTCATTTTTAAGATAGATACCACAAAGGTATAAAAATAGTACCTAATAGGTAGCTATTAAGGCAAAAAAATAAAGTTTACTTCAAATAAGCGTCGATTTCGGCCATGAACTCGTCAAAAGAGCGGCAGATGACATACTTGTATCCGGCCCATTCCGCCCGCTCCTGCCATGCCTTTTGCGATGGTTGCTGTCGGCCCGTCGGGGTCTTCATCTCAATACATAAGCCGTGAAACCGCTTTGCCGGGAACAGGAGCAGGAGGTCGGCGACGCCTTTCATCGTTCCCTCGGCTTTCATGATCGCCGCCTCGGATCGAAGCCGTGCCCCGCCGTTCGGGACGGCGAAGAGGAGCAAGGCGAGCTGCGGGTATTTCATTCGGAACCAACGGACGCAGGTCTGCTGGATGATGCTTTCCTGATGCCTCATATCAATACCGAAAATCCGTGAAATGGATGATGACGCCGTGAAAAACTTTATCCCCTTTCGGGTGTCGGCCGAAGAACCACTCTTTGAAGTCGGTTGTATTCAGTCCGTCGTTTTTGGCGATTTCATAGCAGTCCGCGTCGATCCATTCCCGACCGTCGATGCGGGCGGTGATCGTATCGTTTTCGCTATGATAATGCAGCTCTATCCGCTGGATGCCGATAGGCTGGTCGAGGTGGGCAATTTCTACCTGCGGCGAGTTGTACGGGCGTCCCGACCATTGGCGGATCGAGAGGCAATAGCCGCCCCGTTGCATCTTCTCCGCGATGGCGTTCCATTGGTCGAAATTGCCTCGGATGGTATGCAACTTACAGCCTGATGCGAGCTTTTCCTTGAAGCCAGTCGGCTGGCCTTTCCGGCTATGCGTCGTCGGGAACACCCGCGACAAGGTGATGACGATTTTCTTCTTTTCCATTTTTCGTGGTGTCGTTTGTTCCAAATGGAGGAAATTCGGGCATGTTTCGGTATCCATATCGAAGCATGCCATAATAAACGGAGCGGGCGGCAATTTACGCCGCTCCCATGCGCGGAAGAGATGATACCTCCGGCATTGGTCGCTCAACAGGCAGCAATAGCCGCTGCAATGAGCTATGTCTTTATTGTAGGTTGTTTCCATGATTCAAAACTTATTGCTATTTCGCGCGGAAATGCGGGTATTTTACATTATCTACTGTCGGCCTTAATGGTAATTGCGTCGCATCGGATTCGAGCGTATTCGCTGCCAAAACGACCTCTTCGGATAACCTTTGCAGGGACGGCGGGTTTCGATATAACCCCATCCGCATTGTGGGCGTTGATATACCCATGAGATCAGGGAATTTATGACCCGCTCCAAATCCATGAATACCTCTGCCAGCCCTACCATGATGCGCCCTCCTCAAATATGTTCCGTTGTTCGGGTTGCTTGGTCGCCGGAGTGCCGAGCGCGTCATGCACCCGCGCAATCTCGGCATCGACTTCCCGCTCGACCGCCTTACTCTGATTGAGCGCGGTTTTCGACCGAGTGCGGAAATACTCCTTTTGCAGCTTCCGCATGAGAGCTACTTTGTCGAAGAATTGCCGCGCGTTCATTTCTCGGCGATTTTATAGGCATCGACAATCGTGGTCTTGACGATGGAGGCGACCTCATAATCCGATACTGTACCTCTCATACCCTCGGCGAGGTTCTTGGCGGCTTGATTCAGGTCGGATGCCTGTACGAGGATATAGATCGCTTTCTTGCGCTCTGCGCCCGTATTTTCGTCGAGCGTGATGAGGTTGATCTTGGCCTTGTAGAAGTGATCGCCGTTCTCATCCCAAAAGATTTCCGAGATGTTGCTGCGCTTCACGGCCGATACCGAGAATGCTCCCGACGTATAGGGCATCATCTCGTTGGTGATGCGGGCCTCTGCCTCCGTGAATGAAAGGGCATCGACCAAATACGGCTCCGTGATGGTTTTCAGAGAACCGTTCTCTCTCGTCTTTTCATAACGAACTTTTGTTGTAAACCACATGATGATAGATGTTTTGAGTTAGAATTTCGGGGTGTCTTTGGTTATGCGGCGCAAAGCGCGGATCGCATTGTCTATCGTCTGACCGACGACAAAGGGATGCGGCGGCCTCCCGTTCCCGCCGCGCCTCCATTTTTGGTAATGATGTAGTGCTCGTAGGGTTTCCACGTCCGACATATGATCCTCTTTGAATTTGCAGAGGTCGTCGCATCGGTATTGATTCAGAGTGATGATGCAATGTCCGTAGCCGTTTGCATCTTCATTCTTGAAAAAGGCGCATTCGCCGCATTTGCAGGGTCTCGTCATGTTTTATTCGTTTTGTGAGTTATTCATTATCTTCATCTTCAATTTCTCCCGTAGGCTCTCGGATGAATCCGATTTGCCGGATTTCGGGGCCGCTGACATCTTCAAAGATTACGACGGCAATATCTCCGTCAGTCTTGCATCCAACCAGCCGACATCCGGACGGGATGCAGACCTAAATCTCATAGGTGCGTTTCATTCGATTTCTCGTTTTTTAAGAAACACATCCATATCGTTTTGCCGCCTTTGCCGGACGTATGCCCGAATAGGGGCTTTTGTCCGATGATCTCGATGATCCGCGCGGTGGGTATCTGCTGCTCATTCCATTTGAAGATGAGCGTTCCGTTCGGTTTGAGAACACGCATACATTCTTCGAATCCTTGCCGGATGTCATCCTCCCATGAGGGGAGGAGGCGACCGTATTTTTTCGCCAGCCATGACGATTCGCCGAGGTTATTCAGATGCGGAGGATCGAACAGGATGAGATAGAACGAATTATCGGGAAACGGCATCTTGCGGAAGTCCCCGACGACATCGGGCCTGATCTCCAATCTGCGCCCATCGCAAAGGGTATGTTCCTCGCTGCGGCAGTCCATGAAGACCGTATCGGGGTTGTCTTTGTCGAACCAGCACATCCGACTGCCGCAGCAAGCATCCAAAATCTTTTTCATACGAATAGCGATTTTGAAATTCTTGGTAATACCTTTACTCTTGCCTCGGCACAGAAATCCTTTTTGATCTCGAATCCGTATGCTTTTCGGCCCATATTGGCAGCCGCGAGCAGGGTTGTTCCGCTTCCTGCGCACGGGTCGATGACTACATCCCCTTTGTCGGTGAATATCTCGATCAGGCGTTCCAGCAGGGGAACGGGTTTCTGCGTCGGGTGGATCTTCGGCGTATCTGTATCGCGTACCCAATCGAAGCAGTTGAATATCATCCTCCCGTCATTGTTGAATTTCGGTAGGCGGTCGCGGTAGAGAATCAATCCGTATTCGCAGTTGCCGACGACTTTCATGTTGGCTTTGAGTACCTGCGCGGAGAAATCCTTGCGGAATACGAGCGGGATGTAGCGTTTCAGTCCATATCGTTGTCCGAGTTCGATATAATAGTGCATCTGCTCGAAAGGACAGAAAAGGATCATACAGGCCGCGCCTCCTTTCGATCTTCCCCCCCCCTCGGATTTCTCCTCTTTGATAGGCTTGTCCTTACGAAGCATTTGACTACAAAAGTGCATGAACTCCGCAGGCCGGAAATCCTTGTCGGTGTCGAAAAACTGCTTGCCTGCGAGTGCGCTCTCGCCGTTCTTATTGTCGCCATCAACATACCATGCCGGATTGCTGGCATAGGCATTCGCACCGAGGTTATACGGCACATCGGCGATGATAAGCTGCGCTTTGGGGATGCCGTATGCCTTGAAATTTTGAAAATGATCGTTGAATAATTCTATGTCTTTCATAGTGTATTTCCGTTAATTGGTAGCCATTGGTAGAGGCTCGGTTTGCGCTCTAAATCGCCGCGCCATTCGGCGGCATTATCGTAGTCGATGAGTTCGATGCTCCCATCCCGTTTGTCCCTGACAAGACGCGGCAGATTGCGAAATATCTCATCTATGGCGTCATCGGTGGCAAATCCCCATTTCGGGTCGGCCTGAATGTCGCGCCATTGCGTCAGAGAAGAAAGCCGATATTTCAGGTCGGCAACCTCTTCGACTTGCTTATCCAATGCCCGCTCGTATGCGGCAGCGGTCTGCGGGGCAATATCTTTCGCCTTGCCGATGTTGCGCCAATAGCGGCGAATCCAATTCCACATTGCATAGTAGAACTTATCCCGCATATCCCGCCGGAGCAAATCGGCCTGCGTGTCGTACTTGGCCTTGTGGAGGCATGGAGCGGACTTGATGCAGCGGAATGTGCCCGAATCGGTGATATACATCAGCCCTGCGAACTTCGGGCATTCAGCCTCGGAGATGATCCCTTCCGGACAGACATACCAAAAGTAGTTCGGTCGTCGATCGTCAATTGTTCCATCCGAGGCGGATAACCCTTGTAAGATGCGCATCTTATTCTGCTTATGGATTGCCTCATTCAGGAAATCCGAGTGGCTGATCTTGATCTCGCACTCGTACACGTATCCGGCTTTGGAGATTGCCAAATAATCGGATTCCCACGCATAGAAGATGAAGCCGACCATCTCGAAAGCGGGTTTTGTCAGAATTGGATGATTCCAATACAACGCCTGCTGGATGCTCTCCTCGGTGTGTTTCGGTTTGGTCGGGGTTCCTCCCCGTGTCCCTCGCATTCCCATATCGCTACATCATTTCGCGCCAGCCGGTGACTTTGGCGTGGGTTGAGTGTTCGATGAAGAATCCGCCCAATTCAGGCGCATAGAAATCGGTCTGAATCTCCCCGCTGGAACATTTTACGAGGACATTCTTATTCGCTTCGGGCATGAAGTCTTTCGGGTCGATCCAGCAGGTGTAGAATCCCTCCATTTCTTGCTCGGCGAGTTCGGCCGCATGGGTCATTGCCGCCCGGAGCTGCCATTTGGCGTGGTCGCTCATCTCTACTGTGAGATGAGCCATGCACCCGTCTATAAATTCTTTTGCTTTCTGACTTTTCATTCCTCGGTCATGTTTTGGACAAAAAGTAGTTTTGTCGCACATTTGTCGGGGTCTAATGCGCAGGCCCCCGTTTCATAGCATGCACATTCGCTGCAATACGCTTTAATCGCTTTCTCACGCATTCGCATCTCGGCATCCTGCTCGGCAAGTTCGATAGCGGTAGACACATCCCATCTTGACACGACCAACTCGCGCCCTCCGAATCTTTCAGCATACTCTTGTGCCGTACACGTGGCATGTGTAATGTATTCCTTTGCTTTTTCGCTTTTCATGGCTCAATCGTTTTCATCGTTATCGTCATCGGGATAGCTCACATCCTCATAGTTTACGCAGAAGTCGAAGCCCGGATCATCGTCGAATACGCCTTTGGTTTGGCATTCTTCGTATTTTCGGCAGTTGTAGCAATGACATTCGTTTATTTGTCTGTTGATTTTCATGGTTCTATTCTTTGCGTAATCGGATGATATATTCGGCATTCGCGCATCTCGGCAGGTTACGAGCTGGTGCTTCGGGTTGGTCGTGACCGTCGGTGCAGGGCTTTCGATGTCGCAAGGCGTTCCGTTCCCGTACTGCATATCCACGAACGCGAGCCTATCCCTTGTGGTCAGCGTCGGCGCGGGTGCGTCGATGGAGTGGTTATGCCCGTTCCCGTAATATGCCGTGATGAACGAGTGATGGTCCCATGTCGTTATCGTCCCCGCAGGCTCCTCGACCGAAACGCATTTGCCCTCCGGACTGCCTCCGTAATGCTTGGAAAGGAAATTAACCTGCGCAATGCCGAGCCTATTCTGCGTTGCAACGGTCGGGCAAGGTTCGTCGATGCTCGGTGCGTGGTATTTCCCGGTTTGACTCATCGAGTTCCATTTCACCAAGAATGCCTCTTTGCCGCCTGCAACAAACTTGATGAGACCCGCGTAGATGCGTTCGAGGGTCGCATCGACGAGCGGTTTCTTGCGCCCGAAAATACTTTCGCCCTCATCGGAAAAGTCCAGCACCTCGCGCACGGGCTTCCAGCGTTGCGTCCGACCGAATAATCCCGTTGCGCCGTCCTTGCTGTGCGTCGGTTCGGGGAACACTATCGGGAGGCTCTCTTTGGCGAAGATGCCGAAGAATCGGCGACGAGTGGTGTATGCCCCGTAATCGGCCGAGTTTAGAATCCGATGCGCGAACCGATAACCGTAGCCGCATACATTCGATACCCATTGCTGGTACAGCCGTCCCGCATCCTTGCTGATCGGCTTGCCGCTCTCGTCGCGGTCGCCCCATGCCCTGA